GTATTTGTACCATCGGAGACACAAAGTAAAGTTGCTCCTGGTGGAACAGGTTGTGATGTACCACTAGCAGTTAACACACTTAATGTTCTATTTGATCCTCCTCTAACTGTTTCATCACTTATGATCCAAACTCTTTCAGATCCTGATGGCATTGTTAAAGTTCTGTCACCAGCTAAAGTCCCAGATAATTTTAAATAAAAATTTTTACCATTTGATGTTGCACCATCTGATAAAAGTAAAGTTACACTCGCACCAGCCAAATCAATTTCTTGATAACCACTAGCGCTTTGTTCTAAAATCTGTAAGTTAGTATTTGTAATAGTGCCCCAAAGACCAGCTTTCTCTCCAGTTGCTACTATTTCTAATTTTAAATCTGATGAAAATGTTGATGCCATAATTTTAACTCGGATCTATAGGCGTCCAAACCATGTTTGCTCCTGGAATAATCTCATTCCATGTTATTATACCCGGCTCTTTTGTACTTACCGTTAATGGAACTCCACTAGGACTTACAAGTGCCGTGCCTGTGATTGTAACATTTCCAGTCGCCAACGTCAATGCATTTGCTGTAGGAGAAGCTGTGGCATCTGCCGTGACTGTAACAGTGCCAACACCTAGTGTTAGCGGGTTAGCTGTAACACTTATATTTGCTTGACCTGAAATACTTAAGGTACCAAGACCTAAAGTTAATGGGTTAGATGTAGCATCCTCTGTAACAGCATCCGCTATAATACCTGCACTTCCAATGGTAATAGTTAATTGATTACCTGTTACAACTACTGCTACGTCGCTATCAGGCCCTGATGTAGCAAAAGGTAATGCTGATATTGCGTCAAATCCTAAACTCATAAAATTCCTTAAAAGGGGACAGTAGGTATGTGGTGGTGTACTGCCCCCATCTAAAGATTATATCATCGTTTAAACCAGGAAGGAAGACCTAAATGTGGACGTTTGTCGAACATGTTATCTTTAGCTCCCGGTGTTTTACGATTATTATAATGCAGAAAAACCTGTATACATTCTTTGCCTTTAAATTTTTCTCTCCAATGTTCTAATTCCACACCTCTATAAACCAACATATCTCCAGGTTTTAGATCTACTCTAACTCCTTTTGCCTTACTAGCTGCTGTAATATTCTTACCATCAGGCGCACCTACATTTTCATTTGGACTTAGATATATAGGCCAATCATCACCACCGAGATTCATTGTAGTTGATATCTCACAACTAAACCTATCTTTGTGTCTTTTAAGTTCATCGCCTTTTTTATAAATTCTTGCATAGGTATAAGCAGGATATAATTTAAGTCCTGTTGCTTCTTCCATTTTAGGAAGACATTTTAATAATAATGTTTCCATAGCCATATTAGAATACTGACTATATGTATTTGGTATCTGTTCGTTTTCTCCTTCATAATATCCAATAATAGTTTCAAATGGTGAAAAGTATCTTGCTTGTCTACAAGTGTCATAAACCCGTTTCTGCATTGTAAAATAATTTGCAATAAACGTTGCAAGATCTTTAGATATTGCTTGACGGATAACTGTATACTTTTTCTTTTTAAACATCTTTAGTCATTTCTTTTGGAACAGCTTGTATGTTCCAATGTATAAATCTAAAAGGCTCTTTACCATGATCCACTGCAAATTCATGTTCTAGATAACCTGGAAATATAATTAACATTCCTGGTGTGGGTTTGATGTGAAAATTTTCATGACCTGTCCATACACCTTTTAAATCTGGCTTCATTTTTAATTTTGTTGTTCGTGCTCCAGTCTTTGGTTCATGAAATATTGGAAAAGAAGTTTTGTCACTGCATTTTAAAAAATAAAAACCTGACACATGTTGATTCCAATGTATGTGTGCAGAATGATGACCACCACCTTTTTTAGCAAATTCTTGTACCCATAACTCACTAAACATAGTATTATATTGTGACATATCATAACCCTGATGATCTAGATATTCCCAAGATTTTTGACCAATGTAATTTCTAAAATCTAAAAAATCATTATCAAGTGTAAGTGGTGTCGAGTGATAACTTCTTCCAAAGTCACCAAATTTTTTTATATATTCTTTTTCTCTTTTACGAGCCTCACTAATATATTTGTTACTCGCTTTATTTAATGACTTAACAAACTCTGGTTTTTCCTCATTCCAAATTACAGTTGAAAAATAACTATTTATAAACATTATCTAAAAGGCCTCCCTAAATGCCATACCACAAGACTATATCTTGTGCCTGATGTTACTGGTTTAACTCTATGCCATACAAAACTAGGAAATACAATAATAGATCCTTTTGGTAATATCTCTTTACATTGTATTCTATGTTTTGATTCGTCTCTCATGTGTGGATCGTAATTTCTAAAATCAAATTCTAATTCACCACCTTGATATTCTGATCCGTCTGTTAACTGACAAGTCATCGATAGTTTTCTAATCTTACCGTGATCTGGTGTATTGGGTCTGTCATAAGGTTTATCCCAGCTATCACAATGCCAATCATAGTATTGATTTAATTTATATTTTGTGAACTGACAAGATTCAGATCTGTCCCAGTCAAAGTTCCAACCTGCAGCTTTATTTGCTTCATGCACATAAGGATGTAATTCTTTATATATCCAGGTATCATTAAGCCATACCAGATCAGACTTTCTTTTACGCTGCATATTTTTAACCTCATCCTCTTTTAATTTTCTATCTCCATATCCGCCAGTTCTAGCCATAACTTCTTTTTGTTTATTAGCATAAGCTATAACATCATTACAGAATCTAGGTGTGAGAACACCACTGAAATACCAATAGTAATTAGATATATTCATAAGTTATTGTTTGTACAAAATTTAAACTATCTTGTTGGTTGTTAGTTATGTAATACATATTTGTTGATGGAAACATTATAAATTTATTATTAGTTAGTGGGATATCCCAAGATCTACCTTTACGTCTATTATCTTCATAATGTATTCTAACATTACAATCTTTAACTTTAACACCATATAATAATGTAAAGTCTGGAGAGTTACGTAGATCCACCGGATCAATATTTAATAATGGAATTGTAGTTTCTTTAGGCTTATACATATCACCCCATATACCTTTATTAACTAAAGTAAAATTATATTCTAAAGCTATATGCTCTCTTATATATGTGGTTAACTTATCAAACTCTTTTGAAAATGGAAAAGGTGAATCTGTAACCTGTGATTTTAAAATATCGTTTTGTAATTTATCTCGATCAATGTCCCAATCTTTAGGCATTGCCACATCACCGTAATATAATGCTATTTCAGATAATACTTTCTTTTGCATACCACATACCTTTGTAATTTAAGCTTTGCTATCTGTCAAGTCCCAAGACTGGCCTTCTTCATTCCATTTATAAAACCACTGGTGAGTATCAGCTGCATTTTGTGATTCTTGTTCTGCAGTCAACTCTGGAGCATCACCGATTGGTGATTTCCACCTTGCAGTTGTAGTATCTTTGACCCAAGAAGCGTGTGGTTTTTTAGGAAAAAACATATTGTTATCTTCATCCCACTCATAACCAATACCTGCGTAGTTTCCTCTAAAAGGTGTACCACCTAATTTATGTTGATTACCAGCTGTATTATAAGATGTTTGAATCCACATTTGTGCAGGCCAATTATTGTGTAATTCTAAATATTGTTGACCTACTGATTCGTCTTCAACACCATCAGCATTTAACATATCTTTATTATCTAAAGTTAATACTGATATGACTTTTCCGTTAGCTCCTAGTTTTGCAAAATGTGCCATAATATTCTCCTTATATATTAATTTTAATTACCATTCAACTGTTATGAACCTTGAAATTTATATCTTATTATTACTATACCTGAACCACCTGTGCCTCCTGCATTTGAAGGAGATTGACCTGGGTTAGGTCCAGATCCACCTCCGCCACCACCTGTATTTGCAGTTCCACTTCCAACATTAGAAGATGGGGTGCTTCTTCCACCATCTCCACCACCACCAGCACCACCAGCACCTATAGGTCCAGGACCATAAAGTCCACTACCACCACCACCTGCATAATATCTTACTGATCCAACAGGTCCAGGTGTTCCATAACAAGTGGATGTAGTTATAGCTGAATAGCTTCCTATACCACCATCACCACCTCCAGGTGATTTACCATCACCACCAGTTGCTCCGGCACCACCACCACCTCCAGAACCATTTGCATTAGGTGTTGGACTTGATACTTGACCTCCAGGATTTCCTTGAGCTGGAGCTACAGGAGGTGTATTACCTGCACCAAAACTTGAAGATGGGCTGTTAGAACCTGCCCCACCACCAGACCCACCAGAACCAGCAGGGGTACTATTACAATTGTCTCCAGGACCACCTCCACCACCACCAGCAGATTGTATTGTTGAAAAAGTTGAAACTCCTCCACTTCCACCAACTATAGCTGACGGAGGGGCAGTTCCAGCAGTCCCACCAGCTCCTACAGCTATTGAATATCCTTGCACTGACACTGGTAAAGCAGCTACAGGAGCTGGAGAAGAACTTAATGGAGAAACGGTATAATTGCCTGATGCAGTTCCACCAGAGGCTCTAAAACCTCCAGCACCTGCTCCACCACCACCTTCAGTTCCACCGCCACCACCACCGCCAGCTACAACTAAATAATCTACTGTATCTACACCTTGAGGATTACCTGAACAAGAAACACAAAATGTTCCAGGACCTGTAAAAACATGTATTTTATGATCACCACAAGTAATCACTGCATTACCACCTGTCGCTGCAACATATTTTGCTGCTTGAGCTTCTGATTGTAGACCTGAATCTGTTACTAACCAACCTTTTGTTGAATCTATAAAAACTAATGTTACCGCAAGACCCTCTTGAGTTAAAGGCACATTAGCTGCATCACCACCAATTTTATCTGAACCATTTTGAACAAGTGTTAAATTTTTTGCGGGGAAAGTTCCTGCATAATCTTTAAATCCAACAACCGCTCCAGCAACTCCTGCAGGAAGGTTAACATTAAAACCACTCCCGCTTGATGTGTCCACAAAATATCCTTCACCAGCAACGGCTGTAAAAGTTGATGTCTTAACTGTTGTTTGCCAATTAACAGCACCTGTCGCTCCAAAACCATTTGCAGTTCCATTGTTGGTAATTGTTACACCAGCAGGAATTGTAAATGTATCTCCACTATCCCCTAATGTAGTTGTACCACACGCTGTTCTTGGACTAATTTTATTTACTTTTATTTCACTCATAATTTACCTATTGAAATTTATACCTTATTACCACAATTCCACTGCCACCAACACCACCTTTTTGTGGAGATGTACACGCTGGACTTCCTGGTTGATCATCTCCAGTTCCACCTGCACCACCACCTGTATTATCAGTTCCATTTGATCCTTCATTACCTTGTGGACCACCAGCACCGCCACCACCAGTTCCACCTGGTCCTGCTGCACCACCTGGAACATATGATCCACCTCCACCACCGCCTGCATAAGCTACAGGTGAACCTGTTATAGAAGTTGTTGCTCCTGCACCACCAGTTCCTGGCGCTGCATTTGCTCCTGCTGCTGTAGCACCACCGCCACCTGCACCTGCGTAAGGAGCGCCTGATTGTGCAGTTCCACCACCAAATCCTTGTGAGGGACTTACCGGAGGAGTATTACCACTTCCACCAACGTGGTTTGGAGATATAGAAGGAATATTTGTATAACCATTATAAGCACCACCTCCACCTGAACCACCATCTCTTGTTATTGGTGCAGTAGCGTCTTGACCAGCACTAACACCTCCGCCACCACCAGTTGATGTAATTGTACTAAAAACTGAACTAACACCCACTCCACCACTACAAACTGGAGCCGGTCTAAAAACTCCTGCAGCTCCTCCAGCTCCTACTGTAATTGGGTAGGCTTGTGCTGTAACGGTTACTGCTGTTCCACCTGGATTTCCATTTAACGGAGATGCTGTATAGCAATCAGCTGGACCTTTGTATTCTCTAAAACCGCCAGCTCCACCACCGCCTCCGTGTCTACCTCCACCACCACCACCTCCAGCGACTACTAAATAAGAAACTATATTTTCTGCAGCTGTAGAAGATGCGTTACTAACTGTAAAAGTACCGGGGCCTGTGAAAGTATGTATTTTAAAATTTCCTGAAGTTGTTTCTGTTCCACCAGAAGCCACTAAAAAAGGATTACCAGTGACATTGGAGGTTGAATCTTGAACATTTTTCCACCCTTCAGTGTCATCTACATAAACTAAAGTAATTGATTGACCCTCTGTATTTAAAACTGTCGATGCTGCAATTCCACCTATTTTTTGTGATCCGTTTGGTGCAACTGTCAAAGCGTGTGTTTGAAAAGTATTTGTATAATCTGCTACAGATACAATGTTACCTGCAGTTCCCGCAGGTAAATTCATTGTGAATGATCCTGAAGATGTATCTGCAAAAAATCCTTGACCATTGACTGCTGTGAATGTGCTTGTCTTAATACTTCCTGTTTGCCAATCAACAGTCCCTGTTCTACCAAATCCTGTTTGTGATGCACCTGATGCTAAAGCAACAGTTTTTCCGCATCCACCTAATGTTAGTGTAGATCCTGATTCTGTTGTTACTGTATTTACTTTAATTGTACTTGTCATAATTATTGAAATTTATACCTTATTATTACTATTCCACTCCCACCAGTTGCTCCTGTTTTATTATTTGCACCTGATGCACCACCTCCACCACCTGTATTGTCGCCTCCTGCTCCACCATCACCAGAAGATGCATCTGCTCCTGAATTTAAAGCACTACCACCTCCTGTGCCTTGTGTGCCACTTGGCATAGATCCACCACCTCCGCCACCACCAAGTCCACCATTTCCCCCTGTTCTATTTGATTCACTTCCACCACCGCCACCACCAGACCAATAATGTCCTGTACCATTTATATTAACTTGTAATCCAACGCCACCATTTCCAGCTTGAGGGGGACCAGAATCAGCACCTACAGCACCAGCACCACCACCACCTCCACCAGTAAATATAGAAGGACCTCCATCTCCACCAGTATTTCCTTGACTAGGAGTTGTTGGGGGCGTATTTCCTGCACCACCTGTTCCACATTGACTTCCACCACCACCACCTTAACCACCTCCACCGCCTCCTGCAGTAGATGTTATTGTTGAAAAACTTGAATTGTTTCCTGAATTTCCTTGACTACAAGAACCACTTGGAGAACTCGTACCAGGTCTAGCTGCCCCTCCTCCTCCAACTACTATTGGAAAAGCAGTTGCTGAAACTGGTAAAGCTGATCCTGCAAAAGGTGCACTAGTAGGTGGAGCAGTAAAAGTTGATGCGGAAAATCTTAAACCTCCTGCACCTCCTCCTCCAGAGTGTTGAGATGCACCACCACCCCCTCCTGCAGCTACTAAATAATCTACCGTAGTAGAACCTGCTGGATTACCTACAGCAGAAACACAAAAAGTTCCTGGGCCGGTAAAAGTATGAACTTTAAAATTTGTACAAACTGTTGTGATTGTTCCACCTGTTGCTGTTATAAATGTAGCTCCTTGTTCTGTATCTTCTGCGTTTTGAACGTTAATCCAACCTTTTGTATCATCTGCATATACAAATGTTGATCCTTGACCATCCACATTTAATTTTGCAGAAGATGCAATTCCACCTATTTTTTGAGATCCATTTGGTGTTATTGTTAAATTATTTGTTGCAAAATTTCTTGCATAATCAGCAAAAGCAACAATTGATCCCGCTGTTCCTGCTGGTAAATTTGCTGTAATTGCATTACTAGACGTATCTATAAAAAATCCTTGACCATCTACTGCGGTAAAACT